AGATGCTGACAGTAAACAAGAACAAGCCGAAGGATGAAAACTTTTGGGCTAACATGCCGCTCGACGACCTCGCGTTTGGCAACGCGATGGACTGCGACTTTACTCTTCGGGCGTTTCATGTTCTCCGCAAGGAGATGGAGGAAAAGCAGGTAAACTTTGTTTACGATAACCTGCTTAAAGACATTCTTGTAATTCTCGGAATGGTTGAGAACTTTGGTATTAGTGTTGATACTCAATACTTAAAGGTTCTCGACCAAAAGCTACAGGAGGAGATTGCGGGTCTAGATGACCGTTTACAAGAACTTATCGACTCGAAGAAGGGGAGAGACGACCGTATCAATCCAAACTCGACTATCGAGATGGCGTCTATTCTATTTACCTCAGAAGGGTTTGGCTTAATACCTTCAATGTTTTCCGATAAGACGAAGACGCCTCGAATTAGTGAGGAGCATCTGACGGAGGTAATGAAAACTACAAAAACAAAGATGCGATTGAATTCATTCAGACACTATTGAAGTATAAGTACCGCGCCAAGCAACACAAGACTTATGTGAAAGGTGTTGAGGCTGCACTAGCGTACAATGAGGACGGTCGCATCTATTCTCAATTACAACTTCGCTACAGTTGTAACTGGTCGTTTGTCTTGCTCTACTTATTCTGCTGGAAGAAAAAGAAGGGCGTATCGTTCCATACGCTCCCACGGGAGTCTCAGAATGATGCCGTGAATATTCGCAAGCTGATGAAAGCAGATGATAAAAAGGTTTTCCTTGCAGCCGACTTTTCTCAAGCTGAACTGCGAGTATTGGCACAATGCTGTAAGGATAAGAATCTTATCGAAGCATTCAACTCAGGACAAGACCTTCACAGATATACGGCTTCTCTTGTATTCGGGAAGAAGCCAGAGGATGTAACAAAAGAGGAGCGTCAGATTGCAAAGTCTGTAAGCTTCCTTATTGTATATGGAGGAGGTCCAAACAAGCTCGCGCAGCAAATTGGCAAAAGCGTTCGTTACTGCCAAGGTATCTTTTCTGCGTATGAGCAGTCTTTTCCGAAAGTTTTTCAAGTGGATTGAATCAGTTCACAAGATGGTTCGGAAAAATGGATATGCAGTTAGTCTATTTGGTAGACGACGACACCTACCTAATATAAAGAGCCCGATTAGGAAGTATCAGTTCCGAGCGCTACGCCAGGGTATGAACTTCGTAATTCAAAGCTCTGCCTCAGACTTGATGCTGCACTCCATCAAACGACTGCACAGATATCGCGACCTGGCAAGGTTGGACTTTGATATTCTGGCAACCGTACATGACTCCGTAGAAGTTCAATGTAATGCAAAGGACGCCGAGAAAGTCGCGACCTTGCTAAAAGTCGTTTTGCCTATGACGGACGATTTCCAGAAGATGTATGGAATCAAGTTCGTTGTTCCCTTTGAGGTGGATGTAGAAGTTGGTACTTCATTCGGCCATTTAACTGAGGCGAAGTTCTCTAACAAAGGAAACCTACTGAATGGCAAGGAAATTCAATCATTCCTCCAAGATGCATAGAGTAGTTGTATTAACTGATTTACACTTACGAGCTGATTACCTTCCAGGCTACCTTGATAAAAACAGGTAGAAACATTAACCCGTCTGGTTAATAAGAAACCGCCTGATACGGTAGTTATTAATGGTGATATCTTCCATCGGCGCAATCCGAAGGGAGCAGAGCTTCTTGCATTCCGTAGACTGCTAGAAGGGCTTCACACAAAGAACATTTATATCAACCGGGGTAATCATGATACGATTGCAAAAGACGGCAGCACAGAAACAACGCTTAGTTTGTTTTCGGATATTGCTACTGTAATTACCGAGACACGAACGATTCGTCTTGGGGATGTTGATTTTGATTTCATTCCGCACTATGAGGATGAGAACATTATTATCAATGACCTAGGTAAAACCGACAATCATGTCTTTGGTCACTTCGGCTTTGATGGGTGTGTCGCAAACGGCGCGTACCTTTATGAATCGTATGTAAAGAAATCCCATTTCAAAGGAAAAGAGAAGAAGCGCCTCGCATTTCTCGGTCATATTCATAAACCTAAGGTATACGACAAGTCGATTTATGTTCTCGGCACTCAGTACTCTACCTCATTCGGAGAAGCGAATGCCCAGAAGTATATTCATGAATTGATTATTCGTGGTGGTCGGGTAGAGGTTGTAAGAAAGCCTATTAATTTTGGTATTAGACACATCACGACAACGCTCGCTTCTCTTGAGGATGATGCAAAGAAGTATAACTTTGATTCTTTCTACACTATCCTCCGTATCAAGATGGATACTCTAGACCAGGGTACGGAAAAAGAATTGATGAAAGCTCTTCTAGACAAACACAAGGTAAAGCACATTGAAATTGTATTTGATGATGTGCTGCCGAAGTACGAAGCATCTCATGTCGATTACGATAATATCCTTACAATTGATGATAAGATTGTAGAGGAGTATATTGACAATGCAGATGTCATCTTCTCAAAATCTGAACTACTAAAGGCGCTGGAAGAGATTAAAACATATGAAACTTAATCACATTAAGATTGAAAATTTCCTGTCTGTCAAAGAGGCAGAAATTGATTTCGAAGATTTCTCTGAACTAGTTCAGGTAGTCGGAGTTAATACTGACACGAATCCTCATTCTTCTAACGGTGCGGGAAAGAGTACGATTATCGAAGCGATTGCCTTTGCCCTTTTTGGCAAAACAATTCGTAAGACAACTGAGAAAAGTATTCGAAACTTGCATTCCCTGGGGAAGTGTAAGGTAACTCTCACCGTCAATGATAATGTCGTCATAGAGCGCGTTAAGAAGCCGCCTATGCTCACCGTGACGGTCGATGGGGAGAAGTGTACTAAGGAGAGTATAAACGAAACACAGAAGTTCTTAGAGGGCTTCCTGAACACGAACCAGTCGGTGTTCCTCGCCTCCATTATCTTCGGACAGGGAAACGCGACAAATTTCCTTACAGCCAGCGCAGAGGAGAAGCGAACGATTATTCAAAACTTTCTATCTGTTTCAGAGCTATTTGCAAACCGCAACAAGATTAAAGCGCTTAAATCTAATCACAATAACACCAAGAAAATATGTAGCACGCTTTTAGATGAGGCGAACGATAAGCTTAACTAAATTAAAGAAAAGGCGTGATACTTTAGTTAAACTCTGTAAAGAGGCAGACTCTTTCTTAAGTTCTAAGAAAGCTACATTCATTCGCCAACACTCTATTTCTGAAATTCAGGAACTTGAGCGAAGGCATCATGAGCTAGACTTGGAACGCGCACAACAAGAGCATGTTCGATATGAGAAGTCCGGTATTCTTTCTCGCACCAAGCAACGGCTAAAAAAGCTAAAGGATGCGGTTTGCGAGCATTGTGGGAAAGTTTCTAAGCAATCCTACGAGCTTATTCAAGAAGACTTGAATACTGTTGAGTCTTGCGAAAGAGAACTTAAATTAGCTGAGAAGAATATTAAACGACTTCAAGCAGAGCTGAAGGAGACAGAAGTTCCTATCAGTCTTCAAGACTTCGAGCTTATAGAGAAAGTCAAAACATTTGAGGCGGAACTATCTGTTATTAATAAACAGATTGATGAGCAGCAAAAAATTTGCGAAACCCGTTTAAATGAGATGGGAATAGCTGCTAAAGGGTATGACCTTATGCGGTTCTGGGAAACTGCTTTCTCTGAACAGGGTTTAGTCAAATATGTAATTAGGAATATCCTGTCGTTCTTCAACGAAAGAGCGAACTACTATCTTGGATTCCTTACTAGCGGAAACTTTGCGATTGAGTTTGACGACTCCTTACACGACACAATTCTAAATAGAGGTAAATTAGCTTTCTTTGATACGCTTTCTGGTGGTGAGAAGAAGAAACTATCGCTATCTGTTATGTTAGCATTAAATGATTTACTACTGCTGACTGGAAAAGACAGGTCGAATGTTGTTTTCTTTGATGAGATTGCAGACTCTCTAGACGAAGAAGGAATTCGAGGGCTGTACGAACTTATTGTTCAGATTACTCAGACCAAAAGACTATTTATTATTACACACAATGATTACCTTGCATCCCTAATTGAAGATTGGGCTGATGTTTTGGAAGTAAAAAAGAAGGACTATATTACAACTGTGAGGAAACGTTAATGCCTATTTATGACCATGTATGCCAAAAAATGTAAAACGCATATCGAAGTTAATTTAACTATTAAAGAGTACGAGGAAGTTGAGGAAAAGTATGGACGGCATGAAAATGAGAGCGTTCAAATCCCATGTCCTGAGTGTGGTGACTGGGCTCTTCGTGATTATAGCTTTGGCTGCGCTGCTGGAATCGTAAAAGGCGGTTATAAGTATCAGTATGATATGAAATACCGTGCTGGAGCAGAAGAAGAGTTTATTCGAAATGAGATTTATAGCGGCAAAGAACGTCTTAAAAAGGGAGGTTCTAGTCAACACCGACCCTACTCGAACTATTATATCTCGGACCCTGAAGCCGCTGGGTTCAAGAAGGTCGATAGCAAGACAGCTAAGGACCGTTCAGAAGCGGCAAAAAAAAGTTCTGGAGAACAACACCACAAAGTAGAGCAAGCAAGGAAGAAATGATTCCCGTTAAAGTTTTGAATCAATCACCGTTCGTATTTCTTGGATATGCAACCCCAGGCTCAGCAGGGTTTGATATCTGTATTTCAGAGGATGTATCCATTCGTCCAGGAGCAACGGTACTAGCACATACAGGTATTAGCCTTATTATTCCTAAAGGGTATGAAGGACAGCTTCGTCTTCGTAGTTCTATGAGTAAGTCTGGTCTTATCATGCCAAATGCGCCAGGAACGATTGATAGTGATTATCGCGGAGAGATTAGGATTCCGCTTCGAAATGTTCAACAATGGGATTTTGTCGAGCTTAAAGCTGGAGCTAAGGTAGCTCAAATGGTAATTAACCAAATTCCAGAAGTACATTTTTGAGTTTCTGGAAAAGTTTGATTTTGATGCGTATTGCCCCACCGCACGCGGCGATGGAGGTTTTGGAAGTACCGGGCAAAATTCTGACGGCGCGAGCCTATAATATATCATGGCTTACCAATTTCAAGATTCAATCCAGCGTGGCATTATCTACCTGCTGAAGTCTGACGAGAGCTTTCTACTTCAAGTAATGCCGATGATTCGGGAGGAGTATTTCGAGTTTCCGTCGCACCAGAAGATGTACGCGATTACCGTACAATTCTTTCTGAGCTACAAAAAACTGCCTACAGATGACCAGCTCCTTGAAGAGGTAAAGAAGGTCATGTCTTCTAGTGAACGTTTCGGAGATTATCGAGACGAGCTAGATGCAATTAATGGGCTAGACGAGAAATCTATTTCAAACCAAGAATATCTTTTAGACTTGGTTGAAGAGTTTTGCGAAAGAGCAAGCAGTAAAAGATGCGATTCTCAAGTCGGTTGATTACCTAAAGAAGAAGAATTTTCCAGCTATTGAGGAGGAGGTGCGTAATGCGTTCTCGATAAACAGAAATGTGGACTTGGGAACTGATTACTTCTCGGGCATTCGTGAGCGTTGGGACAGGTTAAACAGCGCGTCTCTAAGTTCCGAAGTTCCGTACACCGTTTGAGACGCTTAACGAAGCTCTGGAAGGCGGTCTAGCGCATAAAGAGATGGCTATGGTTGTAGCCCCTCCTGGCGTTGGCAAGTCGCTATTCCTTGCAAACCAAGCTGCTCGCTCTGTGCTAAACGGCCACAATGTTCTATATATCTCTCTGGAGATGGCTGAAGACCGCGTAGCACAACGCCTAGACAGCATCTTTACTCGTATTCGACAGCGAGAGCTATCGAACCGAGTTGATGATATTGAAGAGCGCCTTGAGATTATCAACAAACAATGGCAAGATAGGGGTCGGCTTGTTGTAAAAGAATTCCCTACAAAGCGTCTTTCTGTAACCGCGCTTCGTGCCTTCCTCAATCAGTTAAAAAATTATGAAGATTTTTCACCTGATGTTCTTATCGTGGATTATCTAGAATTGATGAAAACTGAGCGAGATATGGCTGAATATCAAGGCCAGGAGCGTCTTGCACAGGAGTTGCGCGGTATCGCGAGCGAATACGGGTGTCTTGTTTGGACAGCTACACAAACGAACCGAGAAGGTAAGAAGGTAAATATTATTACAGACGCCGAACTTGCCGATTCTTATGGCAAAATCCGTGTCTGCGACCTAGTGTTCTCGATTAACCAGACTGAGCAGGAGTTTGACCAAGGAAATGCAAGGCTTTATCTGATGAAGTCTCGTAACGGTCGAGCACGGTTTATTGTTCCTATTAAGATTGATTATTCGAGGCTGGTCGTTAGCCAATCCCAATCAAATGACTCGAAAACAGCAGATACCTGAACATCCGCAAGAAGTTAATGTTGGTCACAAGAAGTTTACCATCGTTAGAAAATCTCTAGGTAAAGAGGGGCTTTATGGGTGTGTAGAGTTTAATAAGAATGAAATTATTATCGACTCTACACTCTCGTTAGCCGATTACAAGTCTACGCTCCTGCATGAAATTACTCATGTAGGGCTGGACTTGTTTGGTTTGGGGGGATGACGATGAAATTCCCCTTATGTCGAATGAGTTTCTGACGAGCATAACTTCGAATATGTTTATTCTTTTTAGCCTCTCTAAATCCTGAACTATTTGCTTTTATAATAAGTGATGAATGATGATGAGTAGGAAACCTACGACAATCTAGAAAAAACATATCTAGATATAACAAAGAAATACCTACGCCTGGACGAGTCTTCCGTAGACCGTGCGCTTCTACAGCACACAGGAGTATATTCTTTCTTTGGCGCAGTTCTTGCACATGCAAAGATGCGTATGGACTCTGCTTCTACGGACCTAGAAAGGACTGAAGCGCGAGTTCGAGAAACCCGACGAGAAGAGCTACTAGACTCTGGCAAGAAGGCGACTGACCGCGCTCTCGATGCGTATGTTCGAATTGTAGACGAGGTACAAGCTGCTGAGGATTCTTATAAGGAGTGTTCTCATAAGTACCACCTCGCCAAAAATATTATGAATTCTCTTGACCACCAGAAGGATATGCTGGTGCAAATCTCTGCTAACAAGCGAGCAGAAACAAAATTAATTGGAGAGACTTACTCCTAATCGACTATTATACACCGTGGGAATAGCCCCACGCTAACCAATACTAACTTATAATAACATGGTAAGAAACCGAAACAAACTTAGTGCAACGCGAAGCCAAATCCAAAAAGCGCAAGGAGGCGGCGGCGGCAACGACGACTTCCTCAAAAAGTTCTTTATGATGGATGAGGGTACTTCGATTATTCGAGTTCTGCCCGAACCCGAGGGCTCGGAGGAGGAGTTCTATTCCGAAACGGCAATTCACCGCATCAACGAAAAGAACTATCATTGTCCGCGTGTGAAGGGGCATGACTGCCCTATGTGCGATTTGTATTACCGTCTGTGGAAGATTGAAGGTCCGATGGCTGATGAAGCCCGAGACCTTGCTCGTCAAATCAAGCCACGCAAACGGTACTACATGAATGTTGTTGACCGACGAGACGAAAGCGTGAAGATTCTTTCGACGGGCATGAAGCTCTTTGGTAAGATTCTTGATTGCTTCTTCGATGAGGACTATGGCGATATCACTAACCTTGAAGAAGGTTGGGACTTCAAGGTAGTTAAAGATACTCAAGGACAATGGCCGAACTATGATAAGTCGGCTCCGAAACCCAAGCCCTCGGCTGCTGGCTCTGGTAAGCAGATTGCGGAGTGGATGGATGAGCTGCACGATATTCACGGTCTTGTAAAACTTCCTGAGTATGACGAACTCAAGAAGCTGGCTATGGAATTGGAGGGTACCGTTCTCAGTCGCCCGACTGGAAACACTTCCGACAGTTCTTCTGATGATGATGATGGTGATGATGATAGTTATATCGCCCACCTTAAGAATCTGAAAGCTGATTAATTTATAAAAAGCGTAAATAATTGAGGTGCTATGTCTTTAATGATATAGCACCTCTTATTTTTTATGACTAAGAAACTGAAGATACTGGTTTGTCCCGCAAACGAGGGAGGGTGTGCATATTATCGTATTATCCTGCCCGCAAACAAACTTATAGAACACCACTCTGATGAGGTCGAGGTTCGTATAGACATGAACCCTTTAGGTTGGGACCTAGAAGAGATGCAGCGGCAGGGTAAGAAAGGTATTACGCACAAAGACTATACTGGAGAAAACTTGGAATGGGCTGATGTCGTGTGGACCCAGAACATCCATAACTTTGGAGGTGAGTATACTTTTGAGTTGATGAGGAAAGCGGCAGAAATGAACAAGCTTACTCACTACGATAATGATGATTTACTGACTGACCTATACGAAGGGCATCGCCTATTTGATGCGTATAAACAAAACAGACTAGAAGAATGCGCGAAAGCAGTCTACTCTTTCGTTGATATTGTTTCTGTAACTCAGAGAAAGTTTGCCGAGAGAATTTCACCGTATGTTGGCCGCGCTCTCGTCATTATTAAAAACTCTATTGATTACAATCTACCCTGCTGGAATCAACCTAAACTCCCTGCCCCGAGAAAAGGAAAAACATGTCGCGTAGGGTGGGTTGGAGGCATTCACCACGAAGAGGATGTAAAGGAGTTCCCAGGCGTTGCGATGGCTGTAAACGCCCGTGTAGGTCCAGAGAACGTTCATTGGGGCTGGTACGGAAGACCTCCGATGCCAATGGAAAATGGAAAGCCGAACCCTGACTGGCAGCAAGAGGTTTGGGATAACTACACCAAACACTTATCAAGGGGTATTCGTCACAAGAATTTTCAGGTATATCAGGCACTTCCCGCAGAGCACTACGGAAGCATGTATACGAATATTGATGTCGCAATAGCACCCCTACAGTTTAATAATTTTAATGATAGTAAATCTGAGATTAAAGTTGCTGAGTGTGGAAGATACGGCGTTCCCTTAATTGCAACAAATTGTGGGTGCTACGACGAGACAATCATTAACGGAGTTACAGGCTATTTAATTGACCCTTCAAATCCGAAGAATGACTGGCGTGATAAACTTTCGAAAGTAATCAAGGATAAGAAGCACCGAGAAGAGATGGGTCAGAATCTAAAAGAGATTACAGACAAGCATTTCGATATCAATAAAAATGTTCACGGTCGTATTGAATTGTATTATGAGATTCTAAAAGTTAAGGGGGAGGTCCAGAAGAGAAATGAAGAAACTACAGTATGATACCGCACGATTACCTTTTAAAGAGGCTGTGCAAAAAGCTTTAGATGTTGATTATCCCTTAGAAGATTTACATAAGTTCTTTTCTTGGGAGCTTAAGAATAGAGAAACAGACCAATTCACACCTTTACACAAACAGTATTACGATAACTTTGAATTGGTAGTTGCGCCTTTATGGGAGCGGTTTGTCTCAGAGGTGATTGCTCCTAAAATGCAAGGCGATTTTCTGTACCAGAAGATTCCAACCTTTAGAGTTCAGCTTCCGAATAACGTAGCCGTTGGTGAATTTCATAAAGATTCTAAATACGGACATCAAGACGGGGCTGTAAATTTGTATATTCCTGTTACTGAGTTAAACAAATATAATACTATTCAAGTAGAGACGAAGGAGGGTAGTAATGAATATACCCCCATGATTT